TTGGGGGATTTTTTCTTTGTACCAGCCTTCTTCTTATTTTCAAAGCTTTTATACTCACCATTGAGAAACTCCTTTATATTCTCAACATCTCCTCGTAAACCATCTATGGCAGACAAGATACCATCCATAACATCTTTTTGTTTGAGCCACTGCTCATCTCTTTTGGCATCCTGTTCTTCCCACATTTTTCTTTGCTGTTCCTGAAGTTTTTGCTGCTCATCATTTACAGCTTGTATTCGTTCAAGGAAAACTTGACCAAGATTAATACTTTTCATTTGATTGTCCAAATCACCAGATTCAGCTTCGTTCTTTTTAATTGCTTTATTAAAACGTTTATAATATAAAAACTCAACGATAGAAATTATCAAACCGCTAGTAAGCACTGTTACAATGACATTAACCCATTCCATAAGTACGATATTTTAGAATATTATTTGTTAGTAGAAGATTTTTCCTTTGCTTTCTGCTTTGCTTCCTGACGTTTCACCTCAAGTTCCTGCTTTTTAAGTTCCCTATCCTTGTCAGCTTGCTTTTCGGCCTGCTCTATCTTATATCTTTCAAGATTGGCTTTTTCCCTGTCAAGAGAAATCTTCTCATCGAACTCACGGATTTTTTGCATAAGCTCTTCCCTGTTTTGCTCACGGTCATAGTCCTTGCCCCAAGCATCAGCATTTGCCATATTGGTTTGAGCTTGTAACTCGGCAATTTGCAACCTTGTCTCGTTGTCCCTGATATTCTTTTGTTCTTCAAGAGCGAGTTTAGCTTGAGCCATATCCATTTCAAACTGTTTGATTTGTTCGTTGGATTTGAGAAGCTCTTGCTGCATCTGAGCCTGATGTTCACGTTCTTTCTGAGCCTCTTGCATTTTATTACGTTCGCTTTCTTCAATAAGACGCTGTGTCTCAATAAGTGAAGGATTCGTGAATATTTTCATGCAAGTGGAGAAATCAACAACCCCGGTCTGCAATGCCATTTGAGCCATTTGCTCAAGCTTCTGGTTAAGCTGGGAAGAGTATGGTGAGTTATCAACAACAAGACCATAATCGTTTTCAGCAAATTCATCGCCTTCAATAGTCATCACAGCAGTTGTAAGATCGTCAAGACAATGTTGAATCTTAAGAGATTTTCCTCTTGCAGCCGCCTTGGCAGTTTCAAGGAAGCACTCCATAACACGGCGTTTGACATCATTATGTGTATTGAACAGCCATTCTGTAATATATGAAGACTGCAATGTAGAGCGTTCAACACCACCAACAGTCTCACGTTGACCTATATTACCTTCCCTTTGCTTGGTAATACCACAGGCACTTGCCATTTCTTCCTGAATAAACTGAAGAAGGTTGACAAGCTGTTGTATATAGTTACCGGTGTCGTTACCTATGATACCTCTTGAATTAGCGGCAAAACCACCTGCAAGTTTACCTTTCGCAGCACCTATGTTACCCTCTTTAAAAGAGTCTTTTATAGCAAGGTGATTGTTTCTTGCATAGTACAACCATTTTTCAATCTCCCAGCCGTCAGGTACGGAGGCAAGGTCAAGTTCATACATTTGACCGAATGTGGCTTCAATGGCTTTATTAAGTCTTTCATGAATAACATCGTACAAATAGGCAAAGGGTTTTAACATATCAACAAGTGAAAACACCCTGTCCTCATTAACATTATAGATGCTACCTACAAAACCAAAATGACATCTTGAAGGATTGGTAAGTCTGTTATATTGAACCTCACAAGGCTTGATATCAACATAAACATCCTTGCCTATCTTATAGCCTTCCCAGGCTTCATTAACCCATACAACCTCGGCTTCCTCACCTTTTGTTTCGTCAAGAACATATTCTTCGGTATAAAAATTATATTTGGGTTCACCGGACTGTGGGTCATATGATTTCACCTTGAGCATTTTTCTACGACTCTTCCAAAAGCATTGCAACACACGGATATTACCGTCATCGTCATACATCCTGCCACTAGAATTGTCAGAGAAAAGCACATAATCACCAACTGCAACCCCGTCTTTATATTTAAGAAAATCTTCCGCATTTATAAAAGAATCACGTTCATCATACCAATTTTCATCGTTTCCCTTTGAAACAAGGTTCTCAAGATACTTGCGATCACTTTCGGTAAGCGCTTCATGGAAAACATCGTATATTTTACCAAGAGACCAATAATCTTCTATGATAATTATATCAGCATCCTCGATTCTTGAAGAATTACCAGAGCGATACAGGCGTATCTTCATGGGATTAATACGGTCAATGACTGGTTCACCGTTTACTATATGGCATCTGTATATTTCTTCACCAACAGTAAGAGCGTCCATCCAACCTTGGGAAAACAAATAAGGGATATTATACTCTTTATAATAATGATTGAGCAAAGCATTCGCTCTTATCTCACGGAGCTCACGCCAAGAGTACTTGAATTCGTGATCGAGGTCCTGCAGTTTTTGCTGGAGTTCATTTTGACTAAGCGAAGACTGCTCTATAAGCTGTTGAAGTCTGTCGTGTAACTCTAAAGTTTTCTGCTTTTCAATTTCAGAAATAGCATTCGGATTTGTACAAATTACCTTATAATCAAATCTTCTAGCCGTTTCCTCTCCCCTTAAGACATTTAATTTACTGTTAATAACGGGGTAATGTTGTATTGATTGAGGAATAAAGACCTGACTTAACTCAGTAGGGTTAAGTACAAGCATCATATCATTGAGGTGAATAATACCATTCACCAAGTCATAATTTATTTGTTTATTCAAAACAGACTTACGCACCAGACTACTATTGATATAACTATGGTCATCTGCCCAGTCAAGATGGGCCTCACGCCATTTCTTGCCTTTCTTCTTGTAAGGCAGTTGTTGAGGTGGTAAGGTTCTAAATTTATCCATAAATTACTTTTTATGCAAAAATAAAAAAAATCTTCGGTATTCAGTAAATACTGTACTAAAATATTTTTTTTAAAT